TTTAATGTATCTAAGCTGGATTGATTTTCTAAGGCCATGTAAGGGAGCTCCGTATTCCCTGTATTTAGTAGTTTACCAAGCCCAGAGTATGATCAAATTATCGTTACCACGACCGTTAAACTTAGTTTCTGTTGCTTTAATTTCGCCAAATGCTTTGCGGGCTGCTGGTTTGCCACCGCCTATCACTGCTTTTATTGACTCCGCGGGCTTACGAAGTGTTTTTTGTACAGTTGTTAGAGTATCAAATCCAGCAATTGCACTGCCCTTGACTGTGAAGGTACCAATATGACTGTCAGCCATGACATGGATAAGTTTACGTTTTGCTGTATCATACAACCACGCTTCGCTGGCATTTATCAATTTAGTAACCGGTTCTGATTTAAGACCAAGTTCGGCAAACTCTCGCAAGAATTTAAATTTACGGGTTAGTTTTTCTGGGCTTACGGCTTTCTTAGCACGTGGTTTGCGTTCTACTTTTTTCAGTTGTACATAACTGTTGCAGTCATTGATCACAGTTTCGCAAAACTTAACGCAATTTTTAAGTTGTATTTTTGTAAGGTGACTGTAGCCTTCCACTAGGTCGGCATCTGCGCCTTCTAATACTTCGGTAAATTCTGCCAGGCGCAATTCCCACACTGCTGATACTGTGCCCGTCATGTTGGGACTGATGTTCATGCCACGCATGAGTTTGATTGGGTTAAAATCTGCACTCATCTTTGCGCCAGCTACTACAAAATCATCAAACATGCCTTCAAGTTCGCCACAGCACTCTGATACTTTTTCACGTAAATGATCTTGAATTGTAAGTTTGGCCACAGCCGTGTCAGCATCTACTTCACTTTGTGCTCGCTTAACTTCTTGCTTAGATTTTAACATGGCACTAATTTGCTCATCAACAATACTTTGTTCGTGTTCGTTAAGCACAAGACCTAACAGGGTCATACGACATACCCATGCTGGAGTAAGACGAATCTGACTGTCCGGAATGCCACGCATGGTCTTGGCATCCACTTTGCGACCGTTATGCTCTAGGTAATGACACAACATTTCCTTGGCATCTTTTTTACCATAATGATAGTTGTACCATTGGAAAGCATTAGCTAGACTGCTGATGCGATTTGTTTCATCTGGTTGGAATTTCCACTCAGGTTCAAAGCCCACATATTTGGTTTCAGCGCCCTTGGGGTTTAGTCTTTTGATTTCGTTTGATTTAGCCATAGTTTGTATTGTATAGTAAGTTTCAAGTAAGGTCAACCAAGTAGGTTAGCAAAGGTTATGTGTTGTTCTAAATTAGTTAATAAATCGTCTACTTTTTTTGTCAGCTCACGATACCGCGATGTTTCTCGATGCATCCTGCGACATTCTACACTTTCCATGTCCGCGGCCACAATAGCCTGATCCACTGCCCTGGTCATTTTGAGCAGGTCACGACGAGCTACCTTGTTTTTAACTTGGGCTATGTGCTTTTCAGCCTGGTCTAATCTTTGAAATAACTCGTCCATTTTGTAATTATACTGGCTTTTGAATTACTAGTCAATCTAACCGCTAAATACATAACTATGCCACGCTTATCGCTCTATCGCCCTAATAGAACCAATGATTACCAGTTTTTGGATCGTACTATATCTGAAATGTACACAGTTGGTGGACTCGATATCTACGTCCACAAATACCTGGGCCCGCAAGGTGCTGGCACAGACAATGGCAACAATGATGCCACTATACCAAACTACAACTCAACCAATCCGTTGTTTATTGAGGATTTGTTGCTGTTAGAAAACCGTGATAGAGTCTATGCCCCCGACGTGTTTGTCATGCGTGGTGTATATCGCACACAAGACGTAGATTTTGATTTAACACAATTTGGTTTGTTTTTAAACAACGATACCTTATTTGTTACCTTTCATTACAATGACATGATTGACACATTTGGTCGCAAGCTCATGAGTGGTGATGTAATCGAGGTGCCAAATCTAACAGATTACCATCCCTTAGATAATACCTTGGTCAAGAGTTTGCCCCGTTACTATGTGATCCAAGATGCCAACTTTGCATCTGAAGGATTCAGCGTCACTTGGTTACCACATTTATGGCGGATCAAGGCCACTCCAATGGTCAATGCTCAAGAGTACAGCCAGATTATCAATGAACCGTTTATGCCAGAAAACATCTGGGACAATGGAAATTTTTATCCAGCTGGTACCATTGTCAACTACGGCAACACCTATTATCAGGCTTCACAAAATGTACCAGCTGGTACTGATATTACTAATACTGCCTACTGGACCATTATTACCAATCCCGACACAGTAGGAGACAAACAAAGCACCCGTCCTAAGGACTTGGCCATCAACGACGCCATACTTACCCAGGCCTATCAGGATGTGCCCTTGTCGGGCTATGATAATGTTAAATTTTATATTTTACCTACAGGGCCCAACGATGAGCCCGGCTCTGCCGGTCTTACTGCTGATGACACGTTTCCTACAGTTGATGGTACCCAAACAGGCGAAGGCATTAGTCCCAAAGGGTTTGGGTATGTGCAAGGCTACTTAACTGGATCCACAACAGCTCCTAACGGCCTGCCAGTTACACCCGGAGTGTCATTTCCACCTACACCGGTGTTGGGCAATTATTGTTTAAGATTAGATTATTTTCCCAATCGCTTGTTTAGATACGACGGTAAAGTTTGGGTGGCTATCACAGACAATGTACGCACTGACCTTGACTATGCGACTCAGTCACTAACACAACGATCCAGTTTTGTGAACAACACTTACACAGTACCTACTACAGATATTGGCAATATTCCGAGTCGCCAGAGTTTGAGTCAGATACTTGAAATACAACCCGACAACGGTGACCAAGGTGGTAATATTACACCCGCTAACCCAAGACCTCCAGGACGCTAATGGCACAATTTTTTTACGATCAACAATTACGTCGCTTCTTGCTACAGTTTGCCAGAGTGTTCAGCAACTTTGATGTTGAGTATGGTGCCAACCAGGCCGGGCAAGGACCTGGAAGTGAGGCCGACACATTAATACGTGTACCAGTACGCTACGGTGATGCCAGTCGTCAGGCTCAGACTATCTTACAAAACAATTCAGCCAATGACATGCCAGCAACACCGTTGATGACATTTTATATCACAGATTTAAAATATGACCGTCCAAGGATGCAGGAACCGTACTTTGTAAACAACATAGCAGTACGCCAACGAACCTATGACTCGGCCACAGACACGTATGAAACTACACAAGGCAATGCATTTACTATTGAACGTGCTATGCCTGTTCCATATGAAATGACTATAAATCTTGACATCTGGACCAGCAACACCAATCAAAAAATGCAGTTGTTAGAACAAATATTGACTTTGTTTAATCCTGGATTAGAAATTCAAAGCACCGATAACTACATCGACTGGACCAGTTTGACTGTGTTATATCTCAAAGATGTGCGTTGGTCAAGCAGAACTATTCCTGTTGGTACTGACAATCCCATTGACGTTGCTACCTTATCGTTTACTTTACCTATGTGGATTACTCCACCAGCCAAGGTCAAGAAGCTGGGTGTAATTGAACGTATCATTGCTTCAGTATACGATGCGCAAGGTGATCTTAACAATGCCCTAACCGACAGTGATTTGTTGTTAGGCACAAGACAAAAGTTCACGCCCTACGGCTACCAGGTGTTATTAATTGACAACAAACTACAAGCTCTTAGACAACAACAGGTCGTTGATGAACCCAATGACAGCTTGACTCCACCAGATAGCCCCAACAGTAATTTGTTGTGGCACAGTATTATCAACTTGTATGGTACACTACGTCCTGGCATTAGTTATATCACCTTAGAACAACCGGATGGTACAGATGTAACTGGAACTGTGGCCTACGATCCCACCGATGATAGATTTTTATTGTTTACTGTAAACGCTGGTACTGTGCCGCCAAATTCTTTAGGACCAATTGATGCTGTAATTGATCCTATTGCTAGTGGTCCAGGAGCAGGGCTTGCTGTGGCAGCAACGGGTCAACGATACTTGTTTACACAGGCCACTGGATCATACAATAATCCAGAATTTACTAATCCAGATGCTTGGTCTGGCACAGACAGCCAACCGTTAGTGGCACATGCCAATGACATTGTAGAATACGATGGCAATCGTTGGGCTGTAGTATTTGACAGCTCTAGCAGTCCTGTAAATATGCAGTATGTGACTAACATCACTACTGAACTACAATATCGGTGGACTGGTACAGCGTGGGTCAAGAGTTATCAAGGTTTATATCCTGGAGGACAATGGACACTGGTATTGTAACCGCAGTAGGCGTTTGGTTTTATTCAATCAACACCCATCGATATCTATATCTCATGCGCAACGACCCAAAGCATCCTGGTGCGTGGGGATTACCTGGAGGCAAAGTGGAAGCAGGCGAAACTTTACTGGCCGCTATGAATCGTGAATGCACAGAGGAAATAGGATTTGTTCCTGAATATTTTAGGTTGATTCCTCTAGAAAAGTTTACCACCGCAGACGCAGGATTTGAGTATCACACTTTTTTTTGTCTTGTTGACTACGAATTCCAACCCAATCTCAACGACGAACACATAGGATATGCCTGGATTGATTCAGGTACATGGCCTAGGCCCATGCATCCTGGACTATGGAGCACTGTAAATTTTGAAGCGGTACAAAACAAAATCTTAACTATTGAATCTACTGTTCAAACGTCACAGTAACCAATAAAGTCTCGATAAGTCATGGTTTGCGTATTAGCGCAATTGACCCAGGTATCGGGCATGCGAGTTGATTCCCCAACTAGATAAAATTTAGTACCAGAGTATGCGCCAAATATGTTGGTAATTTGGTGAATCCACTCATTATGGTTGCCTGCCGTTTCGTCTGTGTAACCTAGCATGAATATTTCTTTGTGTCCATCAAATGCCGCCAGATATATTAGAGTGGCTAGGTCGACTATTCTAGGTCGCAAAGGAATTAGATAAAATTCCCCTGGGTGAGTGATACAATAACGTGGACTGGTGTACACAATATTGTTGGCTTGATAGCCAGTTTCTAAAATTTTAGTTAAATTATCAGCGTTGGTTTCTACAGCAAAGTCCAAACGCATTTGTTGAGCAATATCTCCAGTACCATAAGTTTGTAATTTTTTACTGCCTAATAGGCCGCCACGGTGGCGTTGTAGCCTAGTATAATCAAAATGTACGTGGTCTAGGGTGCTGCCAATGCAGGCCGCACGACCACTGAGATGGTGATTGGTGATAGGATTATCAATCCATTCGCGAGTTTCAGATTTTTTACCGCCTGACCATTTTGTCTCAAGGATTACAAACTCGCCTAGATAGTCAGTTCGATACCTGGCATCCATTAAATCCTGCCTACTGCCACTTCAATCGTGCCTACGGTTTCTGAATCGTATGATTCAAGAGCTTTGCCAATGATACACCCAGGTTGGTATTGTGCCATGTCCAATCGTGTGGCAACGCCAGGTGTTGAACTAGCAACCAAACGATCGCCTTTGACAATTGTTCCTGCCACTTGACAAGGTACTCGACCAACCAGCGCAACGTCAATGACGTGTTGGCCAACCAGGCCCGAATTCATTAGGTAACTGGGATTGGTTGAAACTATACCGGCCACTTGAGTGCTGTGTGACGCTGTGGTGATTGTTACTTCGTTGGTGCCGCCAAATTCTATTACTGTACCAGGAGGGTAATTACTATCAGCAGTGTATTTCTCTGCCAAGTCAGCGTATTGTGCTGATGTTGATTTGGCAAATATGGTGTTAAAGAATCCGCCTACTGTACCAATGTTGCCCACACCATTGGCCTGTCCGTTGCGTATGTCTTTGTTGGCTACAATTAATCCCGAGCCGTTGGGACTTAGAGTAATATTTCCGTTGGATCCTGTGACAAGTTCTAATGCACCAGTATCAACAAGACTTCCACCAAATGTAATGTTACCTGTGACGCTCAATGAACCAAGTGTGCCCACTGAGGTAATATTGGTCTGTGCGGCTGTGGTTATTGTTCCTACTAAACTAGCACCTGTCACAGCACCGGTAACGCTGACACTTGAACCGGTAATTACACCACCCACAGTTGAGGCAGCTGTTTGTGCGCCAGTCACTGAACTACTGGATCCAGTGATAACTCCACCCACAGTTGAGGCAGCTGTTTGTGCGCCAGTCACTGAACTACTGGATCCAGTGATAACTCCACCCACAGTCGAAGCGGCAGTTACTCGACCAGTAACACTGACGTTGGCACCGGTATTGACGTTGCCAGTGCCGTTTGGTGTGAGTACAATATTGCTGTTTGATGCTGTAGTGCTAATGTCTAGCTGACCTGAATCAGTAATGGCACCACTTAGAATTAAATTGCCACCGGTAATGTTGCCAGTTGACACTGTCAGGCTAGTACCTGTTAATGTTGTGCCGTTGATTGTGCCAGTTACACTAACACTACTACCAGTGATTACACCACCAACTACACTGGCAGCTGTTGTGGTGCCAGTAACACTTGTACTTGAGCCAGTGATCACTCCACCAACTACACTGGCAGCTGTTACAGCACCTGTAGCACTGATTAATCCAGTAACTTCTAGCCCACTTGAGTAGGTGTTTGTAATTGTGCTGCCGCCTACGTTGGCACGAATATTTCCACCACTTGCAATCACTGCCACACTACTTGTTCCGTTGGTAATTGAGTTTGCACTCAACGCAGATATTTGACTAGTCACATAGGCTACAGTAGCAATATTGCTACCACCTACTGTAATGGCGTCATGCACACGCAAGGTGCCGTTAGTGGTGTCTACCGTAATTTCAGCTAAAGCGCCAGTAAATGCCGCATTTTGTGCATTGGTTCCGCGTCTATATTGTACTTGTGAGGCCATTTTAATTTCCTATATTCTATTTATGTTACTATTGTACGATCTGTTACTCTGCGCCAATTTGTACCATCAGCAAAGGCTGGTACCGGCCCACCAGTTTCGTTGGTCACATATATCATGGCTCCAGCCACTGCGGCACTAGGCAACGTAGTAGTAGTATAGCTGGGCAAAACAAACTGATCTGGATAGATCAAACCCGATGTGACCATAGTGCCAAGATCTGCTTCCTGTGTCACCGCTTCAGTAACCAAGCCCAAATCGTCTGATAATGTAACTGGTTCAGTTACTGTGCCAAAATCTGCGCCGTCTACAAAAATTTCACTACCGCTTTGTGTACCAATGGTTATGGTGTCTGTGGTTGGGTCAACTACAATACTAATACCAGTGCCGGCTGTTAAAGTTAAAGTATCAGCTATACTGTCTGCTACAGCACTGTTTCCACCGGTGACTGTGACGTTGCTAAACGCATTGATTCCAGAAAGCCCAGCACCGTTGCCAGTAATATTACCCGTAATTGACAATCCACCCGGACTAAACACCGCCACATTGCCTGTGCCGCCAACACCTACTGTGACGTTGCCGCCCGAACTTACAACATTAACATTTGAAGTCCCATTTGAAATACTATTAAGACTAATGCCAGTTACACCAATTGTCACTGACTTGCTTGTGTTGTTGCCTGTAATAGAAACGTTATTACCGGCCGTTAATGTTAAAACATCTCCTACACTTGTAGCCAATACTGCTGTACTATTTGCATAGATATTACCAAATGCAAAAGCTGAATTTTGTTCAAAGACTAGTGGTGTAGTCCCAATGATGATTGGATCATCGGTTGTAAGTTTCCATTGGGTGTCGTGGTAAACTAACCCCTCAGTAACCATAACAATGGTACCGGCTAATAGTTCGCCTGTTACGTCGGTGTCACCTGTGCGCACCCAGGTACCGTTGGCGCCAGATCCTACTGTATCAACAAAATAAATGCCATTTTGACTGGCTGTGCTTTGGCCAATGACTAACACACGGTCATCCAGGCTGAGATTTACACCGTCGACCTGACTAGGAGCGCCGCCAGAGAGCGTGATGTTGCTGGTGGTTAATACCCGTGTGGCTTGTTTGTAATCTATGTCATAAATTTGCGCGGCACGCGGTTTAGTTAATCCCATTGTGGTTCCATTAATATCTAATATTTAGTCAAAAAAATAGGACTACTCTGAGTCCTATTTTGGAGCAGTTATATTATTCCTTAATATCCCTGGAAAGTATAAGATAATCCTGGCTGGAATAGTCCGCCGCTCACTATTGGGTAAACTGAGTCAGCATCTTGTGGAACGCTGAGCACAGGAACAGTAGCAGTACCGCTACCAAAATCACCGGTGGCGGTCCAATTTCCGTTGTTGCCATTGGCTGCAAAGTAATCCCAACCCGGTATGCCTCTGTTTAACACAGCAAAGAAAAGTCCTTGAGCATT